ACTTGGGATGATTTAGGCGATTACACTTGGGATGATTGGCCAACCATAGTTTGGCAACCTGATGCACTTGTATTGGATGCTCAGTTTGGTTTAACTGCAACTGCTACAACCACATCCACCGCCGTTGCAAATCTATCAAGTGTATTCAGCGTGAGTGCAGATGCAAGTGTAACGGTGCCAGGCAGTGCAACGCTATCCAGTGCATTTACAACAACTGCAGATGCAACTATTAAAGTGCCTGCAAGTGCAACACTATCCAGTGCATTTACTCAAACCAGCACAGGCACAAGAACAAGAAATGTTTCAAGTACAATAGATTCAGCGTTTTCGGTTGTTGGAGCAGGCACAAGAACAAGAACTGCTTCAAGTACAATAGATTCAGCATTTGGATTGACTGGCAGTGGACGAAGAACAATAAGTGGTTCAAGTTCACCAACTGGTATTTTCTCCTTAACAGCACAAGGTCATCCATATGACAAAGCTGATGCACATCTTGATATTGTTGCTACACTTTCAGCAAGTGGTAGAATAACCAGTACTGGTGCTGCAACACTGAATGCAGCATTTACACAGGTATCTAATGCAACAAGAAAACGCACCGCAGTTGCAGACTTAGATGTAGATTCAAGTTTGAGTGTTGATGCAAATCGAATAACAAGTTTTGCAAGCACAATACAAAGTGCATTTGGCACCAGCATTGAAGGCACAAGAAAACGCAGTGCTACAAGTGCATTTGGTGCAGTATTCACACTCACTGGAATAGGCAGTTACAAGTTTACGGTTCCATTAAATCGTAGATTTACCATTGAATCTGAAACTAGAAACATAGAAATACTCAAAGAAACGGCGATTTTCGCCCTTGATTCTGAATCCCGAATAAATAACATTGTACCAGAATCAAGTGAATACGAAATAGATCAAGAAACAAGAATACTTGATACAAACTTTTAAGGAAGCATCATGGCTACAACAACAGGATTTTACAAAGACAACGAAGGCACACTAATCGACAAAGATTCAGAGGCTGCCTTGGACTATTTGATCTCATGGAGTCAGTGGCTACCAGGCGGTGATGAAATCTCAACTTCAAACTGGAGTGTAGAAACCATCACCGGCGACACTGATGCTTTGGTATCAACGGACACAGGCTCAACCACAACAACCACAACAATCACTCTTTCAGGCGGAACTCAAGGCAACATTTACAAGGTCTACAACACAATCACCACTACTGGTGGTTTGACAGATAGAAGATATTTTCGTGTTAAAGTAAAAGCACGATCAATGTAAGGATTACACAATGGATGAAGCACCCAAAAAGAAAAAGGGGAGAGTCAGAGTTGTTGACGTAGATCGCGAAGAGATCTGGAAGTTGGCAAGGATTGGCTGTACACTCAGAGAAATGTCGTTTATGACAGGTCTCGCAGAGGAAACCATCAGAAAAAACTTTGCTAAAGAGCTTGAGCATGGTCAAAGTGCCGGCAAAAGAGCTTTGCGCAGAAAACAAATGGAAAAAGCCATGGAAGGGTCAGATCGTATGTTGGTTTGGCTTGGCAAACAATATCTTGGACAAAAAGAAGTTGTGGCAGATGGTGATGATGATACACCGCTACCATGGAAGGATGATTAAGTGCCATTAACAGCCCCTCAACAAACAGTAGCAGATGACACAAGTCGTTTCAAAGTTCTAATAACAGGACGCAGATTCGGCAAGACTCACCTGTGCATGAGGGAGTTGTGCAAAAATGCAGCTCAAAATCCTGGCAGTGTCAACTGGCTGGTTGCTCCAAGTTATAGAATGGCAAAACAACTTACCTGGTTGCCGCTGTTGGATAAACTCAGCAAACTACGTTGGATCAAAAAGAAAAACGAAGCGGAACTCACAATCTATCTTAAAAATGGCAGCATCATTGGTTTGCGTGGTGCAGACAACTTTGATAGTTTGCGTGGAGTGGGTTTGGACTTTTTGATTATGGACGAGTTTCAAGACATTCCAAGAGAAGCATTCACAGAAGTTTTGAGACCCACGCTGAGTGATAAAAAAGGCAAAGCATTGTTTACAGGCACACCCAAAGGTTATGGTAGTTGGAGCCATCAGTTGTTTACAACAGCACTACAAGAAGATGATTGGAATGCTTTTCAGTACACAACCATTGAAGGTGGCAATGTTGATGCTGATGAAATAGAAGCAGCAAGGCGTGATTTGGATGAACGTACATTTCAAGCTGAATATGAAGCCAGCTTCTCACAGTTTGGAGGCGTGGTAGCCTACAACTTTGACTACAAAGAATGTATCAAACCTCTAAACAATCCAAACACAGATGTTATACACGTGGGCATGGACTTCAACTTATCACCAGGAACAGCAGCAATCTTTGATATCAGAGGCGACATTATACATTTCCACGATGAGATATATATGCTGAATAGTAACACAGATATGATGGCGGCAGAGTTGAAAGAAAGATATCCAGGTAGTCAAATAATCATTTATCCTGACCCTGCAGGCCGTGCTAGAAAATCGGCATCAGCTGGTCGAAGCGACATTAGTATCCTGCAAAATGCAGGTTTTGTCGTAAAAGCGAGACCACGCCACACACCAGTTAAAGATAGAGTGAATGCACTCAACGCAAGATTAAAAAATGCAAAAGGAGAAAGAAAGATTTTTATCACTCCTAAATGCAAAAAACTAATAGACAGTATAGGAAGATTGAGCTACATCGAAGGCACAAATCAAATAGACAAAAACTCCGGTTTGGATCACATGTTTGATGCTGGTAACTACGGAGTGGATTTCCTATTCCCAATCAAAACAGAATACACCAACAATGACGAACCACAGCGTTGGACATTCGGAACAAGAACCAAAGGGTGGTAAAAATGAAAAAGACAGAACTAATAGAAGCGCATCCAGAATGGAAAGCAAGGATCAAAGATTATCAGTTTTTAATGGACAGCTACGAAGGTGGTCATTCTTTCTTTGAAGGCGAATATCTAACCAGTTATATCTACGAAAGTAGAGAAGAGTATGAACAAAGATTGGCAAATACTGCATTAGACAATCACGTGAAGGCAGTTGTTGGTATTTTCAACAGCTTCTTGTTCCGCCAAGAACCCAAAAGAGAGTTTGGCAATCTCAGCAACGATCTCGGTTTGGTAAACTTTTTAGAAGATGCAGACATGGATGGTAGAAGTTTTGATGTTGTGATGCGTGACATTTCAACCTATGCTACAATATATGGCCAATGCTGGTGTATTTTGGACAAACCTGCTACACAAGTTCAAACAAGAGCAGAAGAACTTGAGCAAGGATTGCGTCCATATGTAAGTATTTTTACACCTGAAAATGTACTGGATTGGCAATATGCAAGAGCTGGCAATGGTGCGTACTATCTCACCTATCTAAAAATATTTGAAGGCAGTGACAGCGGAAGAGATGTGTTTAGAATCTACACTCCAACAGAAATCAGTGTGGTGAGCATTGGTTCAGGAGACGAAGATGCAGTGATTGATCAGGTTATGCCAAACCAGCTTGGAATGATTCCAGCGGTTTGTGTGTACAGCCAACGCAGCAAAGAAAGAGGTATTGGTATTAGTGATTGCGGCGATATTGCAAGAATGCAACGCAGCATCTACAACGAAATGAGTGAACTAGAACAACTAGAACGCATTTCAAATCATCCAAGTTTAGTAAAAACGCCGGGCGTGAGGGCGCATGCCGGTGCTGGTGCTATCATTGATGTTCCAGAAGATACACCAGAAAATCTGCGTCCGTATCTACTGCAACCAAGTGCAGCCAGCATCGACAGTTTGTTGAACTCAATCAACCAAAAGATTGAAGCTATTGATCGTATGAGCCACATGGGTGGCATACGCAGCATTGAAAGTCGCAGGCTATCGGGCGTGGCACTTGCAACAGAGTTCCAACTACTAAATGCAAGATTGGCTGAAAAAGCAGACAACTTGGAACATGCTGAAGAACAGATTTGGAGAATCTATGCAGCATGGCAAGGAACAGTTTGGAATGGCGAGGTAGAGTATCCAGACAGTTTCAATATTCAAGACAAGTACAATGATATGGTTATGTTGAAAACAGCAAAAGATGCTGGTATTAAAAATCCTGTCCTAAACAAAGAAATCGAAGACAACATGTTGAGATTGATTGTCAGTGAAGATAGATATGAAGAAATACAGTCAATGCCACAAAAAGATGCTGTGACACACATGCCTGTAACAAATGCACCTGATTTGGTAACACATCTTAGAGAAATGGTACAAGCTGGATACACTGACGAAGAAATGTTGGCACTGCATCCTGAACTAGAACAAGTATTTGGCACACAAGGTTTTCAACCAATCGTAGGCGATGTTGAATGATAATAAAGATTCCAGAATATGATGAAATGGAAAGAGAGTTTCTTTTTATTCTAGAAGACTCTGAAATACATCACGAGATTATAGATCGATTTAAAATATACATCACTGAAATAGAAAAGTGGAACAAAAAGGCAAACTTTGAGGCAAGTATTAGAGCAAGAAATGCGCTATTAGATTTACACAAGCTAACCAAACAGCGTAGAAACGAAATAACGCAAGAAAGAAAAGACTTGGGGTTGATATAAAATGGAATGGGAAACTAGAATGGCACTGGTAGAGCAAAGTTACGCAAACTTGGAAAAGCGCCTTGAAAAAGTTGAAATAAAACTTGACGACATCAAAGAACAAATGACCTCAAGTCAAAATCATATCACCAAAGTAATCGTTGGTGCAGCTGGCACAGTGTGCGCAAGTATTTTGTCAGTTGTAGTAGTGATGTTGATGAACATGTAAGATAAGGGGAGGGCACCACAATGGCAATGAAGAAGAAAAAACGCAAAACCAAGCGTAGAGGCGGGAAATAACCCCGTCTTGCGTTTAAACGCATAAATAACTTTGCGAATAACTCGTAAGAGGATTTCGGTGACTTCGACCATTAACAGGAGGATATAATGAGCGAACAAGAACAAGAAACAGGGGCAACTGGCGAGCCCTTTGAAACATCAGTTTCAGAACCAACCCAGGCAGAGACGACGGACAAGACGTTTTCCCAAGATGACGTTGACAAGATTGTACGTGAGAGATTGGATCGTGAACGCAAGCGATTGGATAAAAAATATGGTGATGTAGACGTTGATCGTTATCGTCAACTGACTGAAAAAGAAGAAGCAGATCGCTTAGAGGCACAAAAGCAGCGTGGCGAGTTTGAAGCTATTTTAAAAGAAACAGTTGCAAAAAAAGATCAACAGTACAACGAACTGCAACGCCAGCTCACAGAAATCAAAGTTGACGGTAGCCTACTGAGTGCTGCAAGTGGCAATAGAGCCATCAATGCACAACAGGTTTCAGCGTTATTGCGTAATCAAGTGAGACTGGGTGAAACCGGTGAAGCTGAAGTTACAGATAGCAATGGAAATGTCAGATACACCGATGACGGTATGCCAATGACAGTTAATGATTTAGTTGGAAGTTTTTTACGAGACAACCCACACTTTGTTAGCTCAGGTCCAGCAGGATCTGGTACAGGCAATGCAACATCGGAAAGTGGAAGTCGAAAAGGCATGGGGAACATTGATCCAAATCAACTTAATATGAATAACCCTGAAGATCGCAAGATTTACAGGGAATATATGAAAAACAAAGGCATTAAGATTTAAAGGAGAATATCAATGGCCAATACAACATCAACCACGCTGGACGCACTGTTTAGCGACATTCAACAAACTGCCCTCTTCACAATGCAAGAGCAAGCATTTATGCGCCCACTAGTTCGCAACTTCAACCTAGTAGGTCAACCAGGCAAGCAAGCAAAAGTAGGTATCTATCCTGCTATTTCGAGTGGCTGGACAACTGGTGAAAACACAGACGTTTCAACAGCAACAACTATCACAGCAGTAGAAAAACTATTTGACGCTGATGAAGTTGCAATCATGGCAACACTAACTGACACAGCACGTGACAGTGCAATGGACGACACAGCAGCAAGCATTGGTCGTGTGTTGGGTGAAAGTTTAGCCCGCAAAGTAGACACTGATATTTCGGCACTATTT